CTTTTAGGGTCAAAACCACAAAGAATTCCTTTCAGGATGTACTGGTCATAGTGCAGTGAATTGAAACCAACCCAAATGTCATTGATGTGTGCTTTGTGAATTGCTTCCAGTGCAGCCTGGTCATTGATGATGACATGTTCTTTCTTTTCTGTCATGTCAATGATTACAACTAACCAGTCATACTTGAAGACTTCAAAGTCATAAAAAAGCATCTTTCAATTCACATCCTTTCTGTTCATTGTCTGCTTTCAAGATACAGTGTGGTCAAAAAAATTTCTGACCACACTGCACTTGATGCAGGAATTATTCAAGCACAAACACTTCAGTGATTTCAAAGGTGTTGAACCCTTTGTTGTTCTTGCCATACTTCAGTGCATATTCAAAGTTGTCAGTGATTGCTTCCTGAATGTCCATGATAAGGTTTGCATACTGCTTGTAGGTCTTGAACTCAATAACAGGTGCATCATCCAGTTCAGCAGTCATTGCACGAAGCAGTTCATTCACAATGTGAACCTGGAATCCCTGTGTGATGACCTGGTTCATGAAAATCATGCTTCCCTTGAATTCACCGTCAGAAACAATCTTGAACCAAATGCTGACCATAGGGTCACCTGCCTTGGATGCTTTCAGTTCCATCTGCTGAACACTGACTTCATAGTCACCAGGTTCAACATCCTTGTATGTACGGTTTGCACCGTCTTTTGCAGCCTGTTCCACATCCGCTGCAAGTCCTTCTGTGTCAATGCTTTTATCCCACTTGTCAAATAAATCTGCCATGTCTTTCACCATGTCCTTTCATAAAATAATTAGTTTGTGGTTATATCTGAAGACTGAAGGATTATTCAGTTCTTCTTTTCCTTGTTCTTGTCCTGGGCTTTGCAGGTTCTTCCTGACCAATCACTTCACCAGTGTTCGGTTCAACAGATTCCTGTGCAGCTTTCATTTCAGCATCTTCTGCTTCAGCCTGTGCAGTTTCCTTTGCAAGTGCTTCTTCAGCATCAAGCGGTTTGTCAGGAACTGCATCTTCAACAGGTGGATTCATCACTTCTTCACCGACAATTGCACCTGTTCCCTTGTCCACTTCAGCAACTTCTGCTTTCTTGGTGCTTCTTGCAGGTGCTTTGGAAGTGGTCTGATGCATGGACTGTGCAGCAGCTTCATTTGCTTCAGCATAGACATCCAGGAATGCATCATAGTCCAAAGGAATTTCATCTGTCTTGGTCAGAAGTCTTCCACCACCAAAGATGACTTCATTAGTCTTGAAGGACAGTGTTCTGATTTCCCCATCTGCAACAACCCTTGCAACAATGTCCACCATTCCTGCAACCTTGTTTGCTGTCTTTTCCTGAAGGTTCGGTTTGATTGCAGTCACCTTGTCACCACCCTTCTTGGTGATGTCCTTGGTGGTGTCTTCATGACTAATCAGAATGATGTTTTCATAGTCAAGACCCATCAACCGCTTCAGTGTGGACAGGAATTCAGTTCTGACTTTATCCCATGCCCTGAAGGAATCATCACTTTCATGTGTAATTCCCATCTGTTCATACATGTACAGTCTGCACTGTTCATAGGTGTCTTCAAGAAGGTCAACCACAATGGTCTTGAAGGTGTTGTCCTTCTTTTCCAGTTCGCTGATGACATCCTTGAACACTTCCCATCCCTTTGTTCTTTTGGTCATCCTTCCGACCACTTCAACCTGGTCTTTGATAGGGATATAAGGTGCATCCACAAACTTGATGTTTCCATCAGTGTTCAGCATCAAAGGGTCAGGAAACTTGTTTGCAAAGGTGGTCTTTCCGCTGAAGGGTGAACCATACAACCAAATGACCTTCTTCTGCACCTGCTCAATGTTTCTTCTTTCATTTTTCGGTAAAATCATAAAATTCCATCCTTTCTGACAATAGTCATTGTATTCACAATATCTGCATAACCAACTTTGATTCTGTGGAAAATCTGTTGCTTCAGTCATGTGCTTCACCTGAAACAACCAGTCAAGGACTTTTCCCTGGTCATATTCCACTTCAACCAGTTTTGGTTCAGCATTCCTGCATTCTTCCTGAATCCTGTTTCTGAAGTCTTGCAAGGATTCATCTTTCTTCTGCTTGCTGTTCACTTTGGGAACACACAAGTAAATCAATTTCCTGATTTTCTTTCCTGGATTCAGCTTTTCATAAAAATACTTGTAAAGGTGAATCTGCACACTTTCTTTGTAGTGACTGACATTGTTTGAATACTTAAAATCATAAATGTCATACACACCAGGAAGTTCCTGATATTCACCACCAAGTCTTGTATCTGATGTGACTGGTGCAAGCAGGTCAATGAATCCTTTGAAGTCATCATCTGAAATTTCCACTTCATTGAACCCCTTTGGAATCATTGCAGCAGCCTTTGGAATCATCTGTTCCAGTTTGATTGCTTCATTCACATGTGCATCTGTAATGACAGGGAACTGCATGAAGTATTCATGAATAGCTGCTTCAACATTCTTTTCCAGTCCAGTGTGCAGTGCTGTTCCAAGAAACAGGGCATTGTCAGGATTGTCTGCCTTGATTGTTTCCAGGTGTTCTATATACCGCAACCGATATTTGAAAGGACACCCTTCAAAGCATTCCACCCTTGAATGTGACACCTGCATATTTCAACACCACCTTCCTTTCAGTTCTTCATAAATCCTTTCAGCATCTGTGAAACCTTTTTCCTGCATGATGCTGACCATTTCCTTGAAACTGTCAAAGTCTTGTGGATAAAGAAGAATTGCAATTCCACCTGCTTTGTCAATTTCCTTCAGGGTGTGCAACTGAATTTCAGTTGCCTTTCCTTTGGATGCTTTCAGTTCCAATCCGACAAAGTGACCTTCCACACATGCAAGGATGTCAGGGACACCTGCTTTTGTGAACGCTGCACCGCCCCAATACTTGACAAACCATGCACCCTGGTCTTTCAAGTATTTCTTCACCCTGTTTTCAAAGTTCTTTTCTTCTGCCATCAATCACCATCTTCCTTTCATGCATTTGCACCATCCTTCCTTCTGATTTCCATGTATTCCTTATATGGAAGACCCATTGAATCAGCAGCAATGTGAAGGGCATTCTTCTTTGTTCCAAATGTTCCCCTTTCAGACATCACTGGACAATTGGGAAAACCAACCTGGTGTGCATACCATCTATTTGAACCTTTTTCCTTGCTGACTGTATATGTCAGTTTCATCCTGCATTCCCCTTTCATTTGACATCAAACCTGATAGATGCTTTCTTTGCACCTGTGGTCTTGGGATAGTCCTTCAGAAGGTCTGCATACAGTTCAGGTTCTTCCTTTTCCATTTTGGCAAGGTCAACTGTCTGACTTCCTTCAGAACCTGCAACCCTGATGATTTTCAGGAACTGGTTGTCAACAGACTTGATTCCATATTCATCCATGACCTTTCCAAGCTGTTCCTTGAACTTCTTTTCATCCGCTTCCAGTTTCTTCTTTGCCTTGACCGCTTCTGCAAGGTTCTGCATCACTGACAAATACTGTTCTTCAAACAACTGCAATTCTGCTTCTGTGAACTGCTTCTTTTCATCCAACATTGCAATTTCAGTTGTCATTTTCTTCACCTGTCCTTTCTTGATTGATATATTCTTGAAATTCTGCTTGTCTTGCAGTTATTTCTTCACTGTATGGTGTAGAATGCACACCGCCTGACCAAAGTTTCATTGCAGCCGATTCACCCAAGTTATAGGACATCAGAACCATGTGTGTATTTCCATTGAATTCTTCAAACAGTTGGTTCAGGACATATATTCCACACCTGATGTTCTGTTCTTCATCCAGGAAGTCTGTCACACCAAGGTTTTCTGACAGCCACTGATGATTGCTTTGGTTTATCTGCATCAGACCATAGTCATGTGTTTCACTGACCACTTCAGGTCTGAAGGAAGATTCATGGTCAATGATTGCCATGACCAGTGTCCAATCAATGTTGTATGCCCTGGACAGGATGAACACAAATTCCTGAAGGTCTGCATCCATTGGAACATCCAGCGGTATGAATTCAGCTTCTTCAAACAGACTGTCATTCCTTGTCCATTCAAACACTGTGGTCTGACCTGAAACTGTGTTGTTTCCTGCACCATACATTGAATTCAGAATGACTTCTGTTTCATCCGCTGAAATGGTGATTCTGTTCATCTGCTTTGAATCATGGTTGTGAACTATGATTCCAGTGATGATGCTTCCAAGGATTGCACCAAGAAGGAAGCAGATTCCCATTGTCAGGAAAAACTTTTTCACATACTTGTTTGACTTCCTGTTGACCCTGACACCTGAACCATCCCTGATGACCTTTCTTCCATAGTTCCTTTCATTCTGTTCCATTTTCATCATCCCTTTCTTCATAACACACATTCATAATCACTGTTGACAACCCCATCATCACAAAACCTGAAATGATGTATGGGATATATGGTCTTATGCTGAAATATTCACCCATTTCATCTGCAAGGTCTGATGCACCTGCTGTTCCAAGAAGAAAGAAGAAACCAATCAGGAACAAAAGACCTGCAACCGCTTCAGCACCCTTTTTCAAATAGTTCATCTGTATAGTCCTTTCTCATTTCAAGCACCTTCTTGATGTTCACTTCAATACTGTTTTTCACTGTCATTGTGTAGTAGAAACAAGGCTTGTTCTGACCAATCCTGTGAATCCGCTTCTTTGACTGTTCAAATAGTTCTGACATCAGTGGAAGGGTAAAATATATGATTTTGTTTGCTTTCTGAAGATTCAGACCCATGCTTCCTGCTTGATACTGAATCAGGGTGATGGAATTGTCCTGGTCTTCATAAGCTGATAAATCTTTGTTGTGACCGTTTACTTCTGACACTGGTCTTTCCAGTTCTGCTGCAATCTGTTTCAACTGATACAGTTCTTCATTGAAGTTATAGAAAACAATCAGTCTGTCCTGTGTACTTTCAACCAAGTCTTTGAATGCTTGCAGCTTGTCCTTTGAGTACATCCCACAAAGCTGTCTTTCATAAAGCATTTGTGTCAACTTGGTATCACCAACCAGTTCAATCCCATCAGCAGTGGTGACAATCCTGTCCTTCTTGAACTTTCTGTATTCCTTTGAACTGTTCACTGAAATGTCAATGAAAGTCTGTTCAGGAAGGTCAAAGCATTCTTCTGTTTTCATAAAGACCGCCCCATGTTCACGAAGTTTTGACTTCAGTCTGTCTGTGTTCTTGTATGGGTCATCTTTATCCACTATTTTCAGTGGTACACCACCAACTTCAATGGTCTTCCAGTTCACATATTGCCTTTGATACAGTTGGAAGCTGATGTTCCATCCAAGCAGGTGAATCTGTGTCCAAAGGTTTTCATATTTCCCTGATGTGGGTGTTCCTGACAGCAGAATCACATTCTTTGGATTCATCTTCAGGATGAACTTGCTTCTTTTCGCTTTCTCATTCTGAATGATGGAAGATTCATCAAGCATCAGTGTAAAGTTTTCAAGGTGCAAAAGGTCAGGTCTTCTGAATACCAGGTCATAATTGATGAAACCTATGTATTGACAAGGGTCAGGATTTTCCTGAAGATACGGTTCACAAGGTTCACCCCTGAAGTCTTCATGCATTTCCATGTATTCTTCCCAACTGTTCACAACCTTCATGAATCTTTCCAGTTGCTTCTTATTGGTCAGGTCATACAGTTCAGTGCAATATGGATGTTCTGAATAATATTCCTTGAAGTGGTCAATCCAGTCTTGAACCTTGGATTTCTGACAAACAACCAGGTTGAAGTTCTTTCCAAGATTCATCATCTTTTCACCACCAACAAAGGTTTTTCCAAGACCCATGTCCAAGTAGTAAGCAACTTTGTTCTGACCTTCGGTGTCTTCCAGTGCTTTCACCTGGTGTGGGAATAGTTGCATCAAACCACCATCCCTTCACCTATATATTC